ATGAAAAAGGTTATGATTTTGGCAGTAGCAATGTTCGCAATGGCAACAACTACTTTCGCAGCAGACGAGGCAACAAACGCAACAGCAGCTTTCAACATGAATGTAAAGATGGGTAGCTTGGCTAATGCATTGTCACTCAATATTGATCAGGCAGAGGCTGTAGCTGATGTTCACAAGAACTTCACAGCTGATATGATGAATGCAGCTACTGCAGCAAAGGATGAGCGTGCAGCTATGATTGACAAGGCTGTCATTAAGGATCTCAAGTACATGCACAGCATCCTCAATGATTCTCAGTATCGCAAGTATGTGATGCTTCTGAATGCAACACTTATGAATCGTGGTTTGAAGTAATTCAATTCGATTGAATTCTGAAAAGAAATTATAAGAGAGAGATATGAATGGACTGCAGGTTGGACGATAAGTCTGACTTGCAGTTTTTTTGTGTGTATAGGAGAGGGGGTAAATAGCAATAGTCTAAAGTGTCTGGCTCATCAGTTTTAGGTATTGTCTAAAACCCCCATTATTAGGTATTGGAAGAATAAGAAAAAAGCCGTATCTTTGCACCCGTAAACAAGAATAGATGAATCGTAGGAGTACGGTAATTGTTTGAAACTATTAGTTTGTTTGAAATATAACTTTTAGATAGAATATATTAATAAAACGAATCTTGTTCGCTAATAGAAATAATTCATAATGTTTTTGTATTAAAGGAAAAAGCTTATCCGAGAGGATAGGCTTTTCTGTTGTTATACAGATAGTTAAGCGTGCATTGGTGCTGGTGCTGAAATTTTCTAGCACCAAAATAGCACCAAATTTTTAACTAGCACCAAAAAGAAAAATAACAAATTGTTGTTCAGAAGTTTAGCCTAGCTTTTATCCACTATTATTTTTATAGTCTTTTAACAAATAGTCAAATGTATAATACGTGTATTTCAAATGTATAATAAAGTGTAGTTTTACTTGTTTTTCACAAAACTTCACATTTGGTTGTTCAAAAAAAAGTTTCTATCTTTGCACCAGTCAAACGTAGCGGAATGACAAATGAAAGAAGACCTCCTTTCCGGCGAAAGCCGACGAGATATGGAATCCCTGAGTTCTAGACCGCTACCTAGGCTTGGGGATTCTCCTTTTTTATCCCTGAGTTTTTTGGCAAGACATACGAGGTTCAATCCGTGCAGTCCTCTTCGGGGTTATCGACCGATATATAAAACTGCTCAGTCTAGTAGAATATATCCATTTAGGTAAACCCTGCGCTGTTCGATCCATTAACAACAGGTGCCCATCTGTCGCAAGACACTACCCCTATTTGGATGAATCAAACAAAGTGGGTAACTTTGTTCTATGTAGGCTTTGGTAGGGAATAATCTACTGCTTATAGTAGTTGATAATTAAATAAAGATTTTCCTTGCTGCTGCCCTCTCCCTATGGGGATGGGTAAAGAATGGATAGTATATATAGTTGAACTAGTAAAATTTTGGCTTATGGAATTGAATGAATTGATTAAAAGTGCCCTAAGTGATGCTAAGTGGTTAATTGCTAAGGGCGGCACTGATAGGGCAGAAGTCCTGAATCGTGTGATGGGTAATATTGATGATGCGTTGAAGGAACTGGATGGGGCAGACCTCATTGATCTTAACAAGGTATGGCATCAGGCGAAGGATGTTATGCCGCCAAGCATATATGGAGGCAATCATGCAGACTTGCTATGTGTGCACCAGTTCAAGCCAAGCTCTCATCCTATGCTTACTCACGAAGAGAACTGCCCAATTCTGGAAGAGTATTTTAAAGCGAATACGAATGACTGGTGGTGTAGGACTGGTGATTTGTTGAAGAAGGAACATCGTGAACTTTATTGGAGATAGATATATTAATTAAATTTTTAGATTATGAGTGAATTATATTGGTTAGGTGTTTTGGGTAACTTGAATGAATTATGTGGGGTTACTGTAGTTCTTTGCTTTTTTGTTTTTGCTGGTTTAGGTATATGGGTACTTGTGAGCATTGATGATTTTGAAGAGCCATCTCCTTTTATTAAAAAAGTATTGAAGGGTTCTCTTTTCGCTATTGTGTTTGCGATATTTGGGTGTATATTTATTCCTTCACAAAAGAATCTCCTTATCATCTATGGGGTAGGCGGTACTATTGATTATCTCAAAGACAATAAGTATGCAAATAAGATTCCTGATAAGTGCATTAAGGCTCTTGATAAGTATCTTGATGATGCGTTGACGGAAGATAAAGATAAGGAATAACTATGGTATCAGAATCAGCTAGATATTATCAGACTCATCCGGCAGCAAGGGAGCGCAAGAAGAAATACGATACACGCTTTGAGTCTTCACCTACACAGAAGGCTAAGCGTAGGGAATTGGCTCGGCACAACGCTGCTCACGATAAGAAGTATGGATCAGCATCCCGAAGGGGAATGGATGCTTCACATACCAAGGCAGGAATTAGGTATAAACCATCATCGGTGAATCGTGGTTCCAAGACGGATATGGCTGGAGATAGAAGAGCTAGGGGCGGTCGCTGATAGTGATTGCCGGAACATACGGAAAGAATAAGAGGGAGTGCTCACGCATTCCCTCTTCCGTTATCAACAATCTATTAACCTTAAACAAAAACCTTTAGCCTATGAATTTTAATTTCAAATCAATAAGATCAAATGAACAAAATATTTCTAAGAACCCATTAACCTTCCTCCTCAGACATCTGCTTCAACTTCTCTGTAAGCGCATTTGCAATCTCACGCTTATCTTCGAGAGTGACGGTCTGCAGCTTCGGACAATTAAACTCCAGCATCTTGATGAAGGTGCTGACCTTATCCTTCGGCTCGCATTTGTACCATGCCGCCATAAAATCATCCCAAGCATCTCTAGTGAAGTCGGCACACAGCTCACGAAACTCCTTCTTGATAGGAGACTCGTAACCTTTCTGCTTTCCGCCGGATTTCGCCCGACCTTTCTCGAACTGACCTTTTGAATTTCTGTCTGTAGCCATATCCTTCACTAAATATGATGCAAAGGTACACACAATCCTGCACATAGAAATCTTATCTATTAACTTTTTGCCGCTAAGTTAATGGATAAGATGCTTATATAATAAGGTATAGTTATCTTTGCTGCAGTTTAAACGTTTAAAATAAATTTTTATGTTAGGATCATTAATCGGTGCAGGACTCGGTGTTGCAAGTAGTATCTTTGGTGGCATTTCAGCCAGAAAGGCTAGACGAAAGCAGGAGCGGATGCTTGCACAGCAAGAAAAGGAAAATCAGGCATGGTATGATAGGAAGTACAATGAAGACCCTACCAAGCGTTCCGATACCGTAAGATTGCTCACTCAGATGCAGGAGCAGATCAAGAACAGAAACAAGGCTGCTAAGGGCAGACAAGCGGTGATGGGTGGTACGGAAGACTCTACCACAGCAGTGAAGGAAGCAAACAACAAGACTCTTGCTGACACGACCTCACAGATTGTGGCTGCAAACGAGTCTCGCAAGGATGCCATCGAAGGTCAGTATCAGGCGAGAAAGAATGCTATTCAGAACAAGAGGATGGGGCTGGAAGCTGAGAAGGCTGCTGGTACTGCTAGTGTGGCTGCTGGTGTTGCCGGAACTGCTGCCAATATCGCTGCCACCATTGATGGTGGATTGGGCGGTGTAAAGAAGGCTCCGAATATGAATGTGACTCAGGAGCAGTTAAGTGGTATCGCCAAGAATCCTGATGATGTTCTCGGCTTGAAGGCTAAGACTACTGGTCTCCCTTCTGAGGGTGAGCTGAATAGTCTAGGTGCTAAACTTCAAAAGGTAAACGTATAGTTATGGGATTGGCAGATTATTTACGAACGAACAATGGCTTGAAGACTACACAGAGTGTACTCAACAAGCAGCAGAGTGGTGTGGATGCTGCTCAGAAGGCTTCTCCTGAACAGATCAATATGAACACCGCACAAGCTATGCTCCATGGAAAGGAGGAGCAGCTTACTCCTCCCAAGGATTCCCATGAGCAAGCGGTGAGGATGAACCAGCAGACTGCCGAGGGTATGCTGAACGGCTCTATCCCTATCGTGAAGAAGGAAGAGCCGAAGTCGGAAGCTAAGCTGGAGCCGGAAAAGAAGCAGTTGACCTATGCAGAAATGTATAAGATGCTGAACCCTGCTGATAGTGAATCTCCTGAGCAGAGAGCACAGAGAGAGAAGAACGAGAAGCGGAAGGCTCGTATCGCTGCCTTTGGGGATGGTCTTCGGGCACTCGCCAACATCATCTTCGCCAGCAAGGGAGCCAAGGTGGTACACAATCCTGAGTCGGATATGACTGCTGCCATCAACAAGCGAAAGGCTTATATGGATGCACAGCGTGAGAAGAATCGGGCGGCTTGGCAGGCTGGCTATCAGAGGGCATTGGCTCTTGATGAGGAAGCGAGAAAGAATAACCTGACTCTTGCCGAGCAGATGAGGTATCACGATATTATTGCTAAGAACAATGATAGCAAGAATGATCTGAGCCAGCAGAGAATTGATCAGGGCAACAGAAGACTTGATTTGTCGAAGATGAAATATGATACTGATGCTGATTATAAGAAGTCTATCTTGGCTATAAAGAAGGCTCTGGCTGATGGTCAGATTTCCCACTGGCAAGCACAAGAGGCTATTCAGCGTATGAATGCTGAGACTGGTCGTATTCGTGCCAACAAGTCGGGTAGTGGTGGCTCCCGAAAAGGTTCCTATTCAGGAGAGGTTGATGAGTATATGGATTTGATGGACAAAGACCCTGAAGGTATGGCTGAGGCTGCTAGGGAAGTCAGAAGGATGGGGTACTCCCCTAAGACTGCTGCAGGAAAGAAGGCTCAGAAGATTGCCTATCAGCGTAAGCATGGTAAGCCTAAGCAGCATCATACATCATCATCCAATAATGGAGGTAAGAAGAAGACTGGTGTAAACTGGTAACAGAGTTGGTAACAAAAATTTGGTAACAAACATATATATATTATGGCAGAAAGACCATTATACACATTATACAAGAATCTGAAAGCACAGAACTATGATGTGCCTGACGATTACAATAAGTTTGAGAGTGCCCTGACCAGAGACGGAAAGGGCGGTGCTGACAACAGACACGCTATCTATGAGAACTTGAAGGCTCAGAACTTCGATGTTCCTAATACTTATGAGCGTTTCTATTCTGCACTTTTTGAACCAAGAAGCAAGACTTCATCAAGAGCGAAGGGCGGTAGTGTTCCTATGAGTGCTGCTGACCGTGCTCGTTTCTCGGCTGGGGCAGCAGCTATCTCGGCTAGTGCTAGCAATGCGGTAAGACAAGCAAAGCGAAACATTCAGACCAAACTGGGGCAAGCAAAGAAGTTCTATGGTGGCAGGGTTACTCCACGTCTAAAGAATCCTTTGCAGAATCAGAATGTACAAAAGAATGAGTTCAACTACAATTCGACAACTGGCAAGACTGGAACCTATACTACAACAGATGGTGTAGAGTTTGATAACGAGTATGATGCTGCTCAGTATCAGAATCGGTTGGATAAGCAGGGGGAGCAGTATATCAATGCAGTAAACGCTGGCGAGATTCCATCTGCTTTCGATGTTCGTGACAAGAACGGAAACTATGACTTGCAGGAGAACATCAACAAGAATGGAACCTATCTTACTGAGGAGGGTGCTCGCAATCAGTTTGATAAGAAGCTGGCGGATGCCTATGCCCGAAAGAAGGAGATTGAAGCTCTTATCGCTGAGGATCATCGTCAACACGGAAATCCTTTGCTCTCTTATGGTGCCAGTATCGGTGCAAGTAACGGAAGAACTGCTGAGCAGAGTGACTATAGCAACAAACTGGCAACATCCCTTGCTCTGGTTAAGCAGCAGATTGGTGCGCTTGAAGCGGTGAAACAATACCCTACCAGTAGTTGGGGTGAGGATGCCTTGAAGGCTCTTGATAATACTGCATTCACGGCTAAGACTTGGGATTTCGGTTTGACAGACTTTGCAACTATGGGTCAGATGGAGCGTATCAAGACCAAGATGGAAAACAACCTTCCACTCTCCGGCTCCGATAAGATGCTCTTGAAGAGTAAGCTGGGTGCTGATGCTGCAGCAGCTCTCGAAGACGAGAAGATGGGCAACATCTATCGCTGGACGAAGATTGCAGGGCAGTCACTCCCATTTATGGCAGACTTCTTCCTGACTGGCGGCTATGGTGGTATTACTAAGACTATCAGCCGAGGAGCTTTGAAGTTCGCTGCTAAGCGTGGCATGGGCAAGGTGAGTGCTGCCATCTTGAAGAATACTGGTATCGTGGCTGGTGATGTTATCGGTTCGTATGCGATGGCAGGATCAGAACAGGCGATGAAGACTGGAGCAGACATTATGCAGCGACATCTGGGTAGTCTTTATCAGAATGAGAAGGGTGATTACAAGTTCGGTACTTTCGATGAGAACGGAAATCTCCTGCATGAGGGTGGCGAGTCTATGGGTACTGCTCTCTATAAGGGTCTGACCTCTGCTATGGTGGAGAACTATACTGAGAAGCTCTTCGGTCATAGCTATGGTATCAAGAAGGGTGCAATCAACTTCATGGAGAAACATGGTATGAATGCTTCTGCTGAGTTCTTCAAGAATATCGGCAAGAGTGGATGGTACACCAATTCCAAGAAGTGGATGGAAAAGTTCGGCATCAATGGCTTCGGTGAAGAAGTGATGGAGGAAGAGATTGGCATTCCTCTTCATGCTCTATTGGATGGAGATAATAAGTTCTCTGACCTCCTTGATACTAAACAGCAACTTGACATCATCGGTGGTATGGCTCTATCTGTTGGCTCTATGTATGCGATGGGTGCTGGCTCCCGACCAGTCAAAGGTGTGTACAATCGTGCTCAGTACTACCGATTCCGTAACAAGGTGAACGTGGCTGATAGTGATGCTCAAAACCTGATGGGCGATAAGTGGGCAGACATCAAGGATAAGATTGACAACTCAACAAACGAGCAGATGGGTGGTGTGTTGGCTGACATTCTCAGACAGAGAGACACTATGAGCAAGGAACAGATTAATGCTGCCATCAACTATGGTATCAACCTGATGAAGATGCGTGGCTACAATGTAGCCAAGACTGCCGAAATGAATGCTAGAGAGATTACCAACGAGCCAACAACTCCTGAGGAGCAGCATCAAGAGGATATTGATAATGCTTACTCTGAGGGTCACGATGCTGATGATGCAGACAAACACGACATTCAGTTGGAGCATGAAGACCAGATGAAGACTCTTGCCGGATTGCTGAATATCTCCGAGCAGCAGTTGTCAGCTATGAATGATGATGAGCTTCAATCCCTGACTGGGCAGAACGACAAGCTCGATCAAGCTATCTATGACTACCAGTTGTCTTCTGCTCGTTATCAAGGTGTGACAGATGATGCTCTGGATAAGATTGATATGGCGGCAAATCAGGCAGCTCAGCGTGTTGATATGTACACAGACAAGAGCCGTGGCTCCGTCCGTAACGCTACGGTTAAAGCTAGTGGTGGTGCGGAAGATTATGGTGTGTACATTATCTCCGGCAATATTGCTACCAACGAAGATGGCTCTATCAATGTAGCGGATAGCGATGATATGATTCTCTTCTATGATCCTACGACAAATTCTGTTGAACATGCTGATGCTCTGAGATTCGCTGAACTGGGTGATGAAGTTCCTGCCGATGATGTGAAGGCTCAGGCGGTAGCTGATGCAAAGGAGAAGGCTATCAAGGAAGTTGCTAGCATTGTTGATGGAACAATAGATGTTGGCTCCCAGTTCAAAGTTACTGGTGCTGATGGTTTGGAACATACCTACGAGATTCTTGCCGACTATGGAGATGGTACTGCTGCAATCTCTATTGATGGTAACGTGGTAGAGAATCCATATTCGCTTGAAGACTTGCAGCACTTGAAAGACTTGGAGGATCAGAAGAGACTGGAAGCAGCCAAGGCTCAGCGTGAGCAGATGGAGATGGAGCGTGCTGAGCAGACTCAGGAGACAGAGCAGCCGGAAGAGATTCAGCCTTCTCTTGACTTCAATCAGATTCTTAATGATGATGGTAACGTGGTGCTTGTTGATGTTCTTGATAAGGATGGCAACACTAAATACCCAGACTCTAGATTGTTCCTTATTCGTGATACAGGTGCTAAAGCTAAGGTAGTTGAGTTGAAGAGTGATGGCACATTCGTTCCTCATGCAGTGAGCAAAAAGAATGTTGCTACAATCTCTTCCATGTCTCTTGATGAGTACAAGCAAGCGATGGCTGAAACCTCAATGATAGAGGAGAATAGTGGTGCGATAGAGGGCGATAGAGGTGGAATAGAGGTGAATGATGAACTCCTACCTGTTCCTGACAATGTGACAATCAATGGTGATGGAACATACTCTGTTGATGGTGCTGTGCAGGGTGGAGAAAATACTACTGCTCCTGCTGAACAGACAGAACAGACTCCTGCTATGACTCTCGAAGATGGAACCATCGTGCCTATGCTGGAGGATGGCAATCCTGATTTCTCGAAGCTGACTGCTGATCAGACTGCTGAGTTGTATGACTCCCAGTTTGGTGAGGATGCTGATAGCGTAATCAGTGGATGGGTATCTGATGCCAAGAAAGCACTCGACAAGGCGAACAATATGACCGTGAAGGGTAAGAACTTCGTGGAACAGAAGGCGGCAAAGGAAGCTAAGGAGAAGGCGATTGCTGATGCACAGGCGACTTATGATTCAGCCGTGGCTATCCGTGATGCTTATAATGAGCGACAACTTGCCAAGGTGGAAGATACTGCTGAGGGAAGAAAGGAACTCATTGAGAAGGCAAGAAGAAAGTTCGCTCGCTTGAAGAGTGCGGTGAAGGATGATGCAGAGGCAGTATCTCAGCTATACAAAGATGTTGTCGGCTCTCTCCTGCATCGTCTGTATGATGGCACTGGCATTGATGTGACTGATACGATTCCGCTTACTGCTGAGGAATATGTGGCTAGCAATCTCGGTGCTCACTCTCTCAACTATGAGGGAACAGAGATAAGCAAGGGTGTTAAGCAGGAAACTGGATTGAGCAGGGAAGACTTTGCCAAGACTCAGCTCCTCGCTGCTGATGGCAAGGGAACTACCATTGATGATCTCGTACATAGTCTGTGGGAGAATCGTCCATCCAACCTTGAATCTCTCGATACTCAGGATATTCGCAATGCCCTTATTGGTGTGCTCAATAGCGGTTTCAAGGCTTCGGAAGCTAGAAACTATATTGAGAATCTTCGTATCGCTCAGGCTGAGAACATTCTTGAAGAGCAGAAGAAGGCGGCTGAAAACGCTGCATTCGCTGAGGAGCAGAAGGCTGAATCAGAACAACAGACAGAAACGGCTCCTGAATCTGAGGAGAAGACAGGGGAAGATAACTCTGATGAGATTAATGATGAGGAGAATGAGCAGACAAATGAGAATACAAATGCTCCTGAGGTTCCTGAGGATGCAACGGAAGAGAATCCGCTTGGTGCTCAGCGTGACCAGACTTACCTTCCTTTCTCTGCTAAGGAGAATGGCAAGCAGCAGACAACTGCCGAGCGTGCTGCTGACGTGGAGAAGAATAAGGTGGATGATATGAAGGTCGTTGACAATATCGTGGGCGAGAAGACTCGAAAGGCTTTCGAGAGACTGGCTAAGATGATGGGTGCTAGCATTCAATGGCAGTACTCTGATAAGTTGGGCAACGGCTGGATTCAGAAGACTACGGATGCCGATGGCAACGTGCATCGTACCATCTTCATCACTCTTGACTCTTCTATCACGGAAGGTGCTCAGTTTATCTTCGGTCACGAAATGACCCACCAAATCAAGAAACTGAACCCTGCTGCATACAATGAGTTGACTCAGCTTGTGCTTGATACCTATGGCTCTGATGCCTTCGACAAGGCGGTAGATGAGACGATGAATAGATATTCCGATGTCGGATTCTCTGGACGTGCCAGAGATTACTATGCTGAGGAGGTGGTTGCTGATGCGGTAGGCGAAATGATTCGTGATCTCAACTTGGCTCACACTCTCGCTATGAAGATGTCTCATCCTCTGCTCGCTGCTATCCATGAGATATTGCAGAAGATTAAGTTGGCTTTCTATGGTACAGAGTATAATGATGTGACCAAGAACATCATCCGCTCCATTGAACAGGCTTACGTGAAGACTGCCAAAGGTGAGGTGACAAATTCTGAGACTGGTGAAGATGTTTCATTCTCTCTCCGTCAAAAGCCTGAGCCTAAGAAGAAGGGTATCGGCTATAAGGTGTTCGTATTGAAGGATGGCAAACTCTATCCACCTATGGTAGCGAACCCTGATGGTGCTGCTACTCCAGTGGGGGTATGGCTCGATGCTGATGCGGCTCCTATCACAGGAGAAAGCAAGACTGGCAGACCTCAGGTTAAGCAGGGTGGCAAGGGAACACAAGGCGGTAGCGGTAAGCTAGCCTATAGACCAGGCTGGCATCTTGGTGTAGTGCCTTACGCTATCCAGTTCAACCGCAAGGATGCTGAGGGCAACAAGACTCTATTCCCTAAGAACTTCGTGTTTGCTGAGGTAGAGTATGCTGCTGATGTAGATTATCAGGAGGAAGCTCGCCAAGAGGGTATCAATCCTTCGGGTAAGTATCAGCATTCATTGGCTGGCTTGAAACATCTGCCTACTGATGGTTATTATATGTATCGTACCAACCCGAACCCTGAGACTGACCCTTGGGTGATTACTGGTGCGATGAAGGTGAACCGTATTTTGACCAGAGCAGAGCAAGCGGAACTTGTGAAGAATGCTGGTCGTGAACCTCAGCAGATTCAGGATGGCGATATTGTTACTGATGATGTTGTGAACAGCATCAATCAGGAGATAGCTGCTGCTCCTAAGTTCTCGTTAAAGGTATATCATGGTAGCGGTGCTGACTTCACAGAGTTTGACTTCATCCACATGGGTGAGGGTGCTGGCTCCCAAGTATTCGGTTGGGGTGGATATGTTACATCTTCCAAGAAGATAGGAAAGAATTATGCTACTCTGATGGACAATGATCCTTCTAGGGCATATTTTCGCATTCAGCGTTCTAATGGTACAAGGTTCGCCAAGAAATATCCTACTCTAGAATCATTCCTACATGGTGATAAGCAAATAGCCATGAATGACAAGTTCACAGAGCAGGAAAAGATTGACTTCTACAATGAAATGAAGAAGTTGGCTGAGCCATACCACAATCTCTATGAGGTGGATATACCTGATGATAATGGCAGCAACTATATGGATTGGGATAAGCCTTTGAGTAAAAATCAGCAGGATGCCATTCGTGAAGGGTTGGAGCATCTTGGTGTAGGTATTAAGACGTTAGAAAGCAAAGGTCAGTCTTTAGAGAGAACTGGCGAAAATGTTTACAATAGTACTCTGTATATTGGGTTAACTGGAACAGAGTATGATTTGCCTGAAAGAACTAAAGGAATAAGCAAGTTCCTATCTTCTGTTGGCTTTACTGGTATTAAGTACAAGGCTGGACGTAACTTCGGTGGTGCTAAAAAGGGCGATACCAACTATGTTATCTTTAAGCCAGAGGATATGAGAATCACAGAGCACACCAAGTTCTCGTTGAAGTCAAAACCAGTACGATTTGAAGCTGGCAAGAAACTCAGCGATGAAGAGAAGAAGGAAGTCCTTTCTACATTGAAGGATGCCTATAAGGTGAATGGTGTTCCTTATCATATCGAAGAGACAGCTGGCGGCAAGGAGAAGAGAGTATATGAGCCAACTGCCGATAGCTATATTGTGAGCGATATAACCAATCGTCCACTAAGATACTATATCACTTTGCCTGATGGTCGTGTGGCTCATCCTACTGAGGTATATCCTAATATCTCGGATAATGAGGTGAAGTCTTCGGCTACCAAGCAGGGCTTGCTTGATGAAGAGGTTGACCAGATTGTTAGTGCTGCCATTGGCAACATGAAGGATATTGCCGACAATGCCAAGGCGGTAGAGATACTGAATGAATTACAGAACCTACCACATGAGACACATGATGTAGGCTATGGCTTAAACCATACACGTTCATACAACTACAAGACTGGTATCTTCACTTCTGATGCTGCCCAAGCTATTGACTATGTGGTAAGACGAATGAGAAGAAAGGAAGATGTTCCTGCCGAGATTCCTGCTGCTTTGAAGAAGGCGGTGGCTGATAGCTATGGTATGGTTGATAACCTCATTGATGGCATGATCAACACTAAAGTTGGGGCTGCTGAAATCAAGCCAGTTGGTGTTGGTGCTTTTGGAAATATATACAATCAGTTCCGTGGTAAAGCTAAAGCAGCTATAGAGTTTTTGAAGAAACTTGGTAGCGGTGAGGCTGCTGCTGCACTACAACATCATACTATTGGTGATATATCTTTGGTATGGGGAGATAAAAAGACTGGTCTTGATAAGATTCTGAGAAAGCATCCTGAGGTTGTTGACAATTTGCAGTCTATCATAGATAGTATGGAGGTTGTTCAGGAAAGCGACAATCGCATCAAGTTGGAATCACCTACACACTTTGCTGTTGTAAGTAAGGAGTATAAGGGTGAACCTAGAGAACAATGGTTGTTGACGGCATACGAGAAAAGAGAATCCTTGGAAAATGGCAAGAGTATGGACACTGCCACTTCTTCGTTGGGAGGTGACACAGCTCTCTCCCAATCCAAGGAATCTGCTGCAAAGATAGACAATTCTTCTGAAACTGCCAAGGAAAATGGCGAAAAGTTTTCGTTGAAGGATGAAAAAATCAAAAGTGTTGCAGAAAAGTTTGGGGTAAATGAGGATGATGTTGCTATGTATGCGAATGCAGTTGAACGAGGTTCTACTGCTGAGGCTGCACGTGCCAGAGCAAACATCAAACGATATTTATTGCAGGCAAATGAAGACAAGATTTCCTCATTTAAGGATATTATTAAGTACACCAAACCTATAAATGAAGCCTTGAAAGAGAACTTTGGTGACCTTGACGCTATGATTGAGGAACGAAGAAAGCAGGTGGAGGCTCAGCGTAATGCTATGGAAGCTGCAAGAAAAAGAGCGCAGGAAGAGGAAGAGAAGAGACAGAAACATCTGGATGAACTCTCTCTGATTCCAACTGATGAACTTGATAAGCGTTATATGGATGCCATTGCTAATAATGATGAATCGACAGCAAGGGAAATGCTTGATGAATCAGCTAGACGTAATGGTTACGGTGACGTTGATAGCGATTACCAAGGTCAGGGAGCGTGGGCTGCTCCATCAAATCCTCAATATGAGTCTGATGAGGCAAGAAGAGCCGACATAGAAAACTCTCCTGATGTAAACTTGGAAGATATTGCATTAGGTTATAACTTGCAGCCTGATGATTATTTCGACAATCCAAGAGCATATATGAACAATACTGCTTATGGATTGGAGTCTGCTCATGTTATAAAGAATGCACTTGATGCCATTAAGAATGGCGAGAAAGATGTTAAGGTTAAGGTTTATCGTGCCGTTCCTACTTCTGTAAAGGAAGGAAAGTTGCGTAATGGTGACTGGGTTACTCCTTCAAAGAAGTATGCTGAAATGCACGGTGATAACAGGTTGGATGGAAAATATCGTATCATTGAAGATGAAGTTCCTGCAAATCAATTATGGTGGGATGGCAATGATGTTAACGAGTTCGGCTTTGATGATGGTAAGGAATACAGATATAAGAATGCCAAGAATAATCGTAAGCTGAATGACCTCATTACTTATGATAATAAGGGCAATGTGATTCCTCCTTCAAAGCGTTTCAATTCTCGCAAGAGTGATATTCGTTTCTCTCTCGCTGGCGAGCGTGGTGCGGCTGCTGCTGACAAGGCAGAGGAGCGTACTGCTCGTATGGATAACCTCTCCGTGGCTCGCAAGATGGAAGAGGAGAAGAAGGATGCCAAGGCAATCAAGATGGCTACTGGCTGGGAACGTGGTGCTGATGGCAAGTGGAGATACGAAATGCCGGATGCCAAGATAAAGGACACGATGGACGTAGGCGGTGGGCACATCGTTAAGCGTTACGAGGATGATATGCTCTGGAATGGCGGCAAACTATCTAAGGTGATTGATGCTCCTGAACTATTCAAGGCTTATCCTCAGTTGAAGGATGTACGTATTGATACGGATGCCATTATGAACGATATGCCTTCAAATGGCGAATATAATGCCAAGACAAACACCATTACCATCCATGCTGATGAGCTGAAATATATGAATAGTATATTGAATCACGAGATTCAGCATGTAATCCAGTCTATTGAGGGCTTTGATAGAGGAGGTAGCCCTAGATTGGTTAGAGGTGAGATTAAGAAGAGATTAGCAGAGGTCACTAAGCAGATTCGCCAGTTGCGTGCAGAAGGCAAGGAAGATGAGGCTAAGGCTATTGTTGAGAAGAACAGAGGTCTTTATAACGCTTATCAGGCGAATGATGATTACAACAGCTACAAGTCGCTTGCTGGCGAGGTGGAAGCAAGAAATGTGCAGGAAAGAATGAATATGTCTCCTGAGGAAAGAAGAAGAACTCTCGCTGAATCTACTGAGGACGTGGCTCGCAAAGACCAGATTTTCTTGGGTGTGGGCGATGTGTCCTTCTCTCTCCGTGATATGGCTGACGGAAAGGAGAGTGGGGCGGCTGATATGGCTGAGGACTTGAAGAGTCTGAACACTCCTGGTGAGGTGGATGATGCTATCAATACTGCCATTGATGATATGCCTAGCGGCTGGCAGATGGCTAACAAGAAGATGATTCATATTGCTCAGGCTCTGGGCGAGAACCGCAAGGCTGAGATTGCTGGCGTGGAACCTAAGTTCTCCCTGAAGGATGGCTCTCTCATAAAGGCTGGAACCTACTTTAGCGGCGGCGGTCTTGTTGAGGAAGGCTTAAAGGGTATCATCGACCCTGTGGTGGCAGTTGAGTATGATGAGAAGATAAGCGGTGTTTATCGCAACAACTTCGGGCAGCACATCGTTACTGCTGATGTCCGTGACGTTGATCCAAAGGAATTGGTGAAGCAGATAGATGGAGAGGTGGAGTACTTTCATGCCAGCCCAGTCTGCAAGAACTACTCTCAGGCGAAGAGTAACCATACTGAGGTGGAACTTGACAAGGAGACTGCTGCTAGTACTGCCGAGTTTATCAATGCCGTTAAGCCAAAGGTGGTGACCATTGAGAATGTAAAGGGATATAAGGATTCGGATGCGATGAAGATTATCACGGATGCGCTTGATGCCAACGGCTATACTTGGGATGCAGATGTGTATAACGCTGCTGACTATGGCGGCTACACCAACCGAGAGAGATTGATTGTCCGTGCGGTTCGTGATGGCAAACTCCCTGAAAAGCCAAAGAAGATGGCACACAAGAGTGGCTGGTATGAAGCTGTGGCTGATATTATCCCGACCCTGACCGAGAAGAAGAATGGAGTTGCTAACTGGATGGATATTCGCTTGAAGGCTGATGGCATTGACTGGAGAAACATTGACAAGCCATTGTATGTGATGGGTAGTGCTTATGCTGACGGAAAGATTCCTCATGCCTTCGCTGATGAACTGCTGCCTACACTCCGAACGAAGAGTGGTGATGTTATTGTGATGCCGGATGGTAAGGTATATCGTGCCATGGGCAGGGTGCTTGCTAGAGTATCAGGAGTGAGCGATGATTACAAGATGCCATTCTCCGAGAATCTGAGTCATACCATCATCGGCAACGGAATCCCTACCCAGTTGACGGAACATGTGATCGCTCCACTTTTGCAGAACACCTTGCACCCAACCACTCCTGAGGATGGCAATACCAAGTTCTCCTTGCGCTATGACAAGTTTGAACACGACTTGAACCAGTGGAAGAAGGATAATAATCTGCCTAAGGATGCCCAGCGACCAACTATCCCACAACGCAACGCTGGCGAGAGTGCCGTTGACTTTCTGAGGAGAGTGGACGAGTACCGCAAGCAGATGGCTCTGTGGAAGACTGCTCCAACCTACGAGCAGCATCTTCTAAGTGATGATACTGCCCTTGGTGAGTTTAACCGAGAGTTGCAGAAGGGTTCTGTTCTCAAACGTATCGCCTTCCAAGATAGTATGCTGGCTATCCGCAAGGCTCAGGAAGCTATTATGAAGGAGGTGGGTGTTGACCGCCTGAATATGGCTGAGGATGCCTATACTGCCGAGAACCGAAGTCATGGCAAAGGCAAGAACGAGTTTGAGGAGTACAACAATGAGTTTCTGCAGCCACTCAGAAAGGCTTATCATCAGATGAAGAAGGTGCTGGGCGATAGCTACGACAATGTGCGAGTCTATATGATGGCTAAACACGGCTTGGAGCGTGATGCTCAGATGGCATTCAAGAAGTCTCTGGAATCTGACTATGAAGATGTGAATCAGAGAAGTGCAGCATACAAGGCATACAAAAACGACTTGGATCGTGTGTCAAATGATGCTGACTTGGAGTTTGGCAGGGTAGATTTCACCACTTGGAGACAGAAGGATAATGCTCTCCGAGGAAAGTACTCTCCATCCTATATGGACTACCGCTACGATGATAACGGAATCGCCTACGATTATTCCGGCTTGTCTTCACTCTTCGATGGTTCAGACTTCGAGGAAGCTGCCCACAGACTGGTAAGAGATGTGGAGACCAAGCATCTTGCCGAGGCTCAGGCTCTTTGGAATGCTACGAATGCTGCCACCAAGAAGATTCTTCGTGATGGCTTCAAGGCTGGAATGATGAGCAAGGATGCCTACGAGTATGTGAAGGGTATGTATAGCCACTACATTCCTCTCCGTGGCTGGGATGGCACTACTGCCGACCAAGTATGGGACTATATCGGTGGCGGAAAGGGTGCGTTCAATCAGACCTTGAAGAATGCACACGGACGAACCTCTATCGCTGATGATCCTATCGCCTACATCGAGAATATGGCAGAGAGTGGAATCCTGCTGAACAACAAGAACTGGGTGAAGCAGCACCTGATGCTCTTGGCGCAGAATCATCCTACCTCCCTGCTCACCCTGAGCAAGGCTTGGTATGTGAAAAGTACGGATGCCAACGGCAACGAGGAGTGGATTCCTGCTACCCCTCAGATTACTTCTCAGATGAATAGTAATCAGGTGAAAGCTGCCATTGATGCTTTCGAGCAGAAGATGGAGCAGATGGCTCAGACTGGTGATGCTACCCAGCAGAGAGACGGATTGAACATAGCCTATCCTCAGACTCATAGCGAGGAGAGAGAACATGAGGTGCGAGTGATGAAGGATGGAGAGGAGTATGTAATCTACGTGAATGGTGACCCTCAGTTGGCTCAGGCGATGAATAATACCAGAGCACACCGAGTAAGAGAGATTCAGAGCGGCAAACTTGATAGGGCTGCTGCTTGGTTGGGCAGAAAGATGGCTGCTGCCTATACTAGTCTTTCTCCTCTCTTCATCCCTTCCAACTACTTCCGAGACCTGACCATGACGCTGGCATCTACCGCTATTCGTGAGGATGGCAGATACAATTATCTCCTCAGAAAGAATCTCGCTACCTCTTGGAATCTCGGTTTTATGCTGAGAGACTATCAGAATGGCAAGTTGAGAGAGAAGGTAAGCAACGGAAATGCTACGGCAAAGGAACAGATGTTCTATGACTTCATGATGAATGGTGGCGAGACTGGCTTTGTCTCTTCGCTTGACGTGGAAGATTTGAAGAAGAAATTCAAGAATGACTTGAAGGATTTGGATAGATGGAAGGCGAACCCAGTAAAGGTAGGACACACCATTATGGATGGCATTGAGTTCCTGAACAGAGCGATTGAGGATAGCAACCGATTTGCTGTCTATATGACTTCCATCCAGTATGGTCGCTCCATTGATGAGGCTGTGAATGATGCCAAGGATGTAACCCTGAACTTCAACCGCAAGGGTACTGGCGAATATGGCTGGCAGATGATAAGAAATCTCTATCTCTTCATCAATCCGGCGGTACAGAGCTTGCAGACCTTGGGTGCGCTTGCCAAACATCATCCTTTCAAGTTCACGGCTGTTACTGCAGCTTGGTTGGCGAGTGGTGTGCTGGTTCCTATCGTTAACGCTGCCCTGATGAGTCTGTTGGGCGGTGATGATAAGGATAAGTATTGGCAGTTCTCCAAGTGGGATAGACGAAACAACTTTATTATGTGGGTTCCTACTACTCATGAGTTCGTGAAGATTCCGCTTGCTCAGGAGTTCCGTGCCTTTTATGGAGTAGGCGATATGATTGCTTCCAAGATGATGGGTGGCGAGCTGGCAGAGGAAACTTGGAGCCAGTATGCAGAAGACTTGCTCGGTCAGGTAGTGGATATGTTTCCGCTTGATCCAACTGGATATGATGGCAACATAGCAGTCAGCCTGATGCCGAACCCTATCCGTCCTGTCTTTGAGTTGGCTTTCAATGTTGATTTCACTGGCAAGCCATTATTCAAGGACACAGAGTATAACAAGTATGACCCGAACTTTACCAAGGCATACGTGGGCACTCCTGATTGGCTGGTGCGAGTATCGAAGATGGTTAACTCAATCGGAAATGACTATCCTGATGTACAGCAGAATGCCATAGATGCTTTTGGAGACCCAAGATACAATCTGAACAACCCAGCGGTGGTTGATCACGTCTTGTCTTCCTATCTTGGTGGTGCTTACACAATGGGCAGTCAGGTGCTCGGTGTCCTCACCAAGTCACTCAACGACCCGAAGGAAATCAAGATGGCAGACATACCATTGGTAAGCAAGTTCGTGAGCAACCCAGATGATAGACCAGTCACCAAGAAGCAGGGTGATGAGTTCTGGAATATGAAGGAGAATCACGACCGAGCAGCCAATACCCTGAGCAAGTTGAAGAAGCAAGCTAAGATGGATGGCGATTACTCTATGCTGGAGCGGTTCTACGGCTCAGAGGAATATAAGCAGTATAAGCAGGAAGATGTGAAGGTGAAGAAGTATGAGGAAGACAAGAAGAAGGAACGTGCCGAGGAGAGTGGGGAAGAGTACAGACCTCACAAGCTGAATGCCGAGGATATATATAAGGCTCACGCTACTCCGAAGGATGATTTCGAGGACTTGAAGCTGAAACAACTCTATACCAAACTGAACGGATTCAAGACTTCCTACGACCTCTTGGTAGATACAGCTCCGAGTCAGAGCGATGGCTACTACAACACCAACAAGGCTGCCATTGATGCCATTGACGAGATTTCCATTGACAAGCAGGAGATTTCCGAGTTGAAGAAAGGTTTCTTGGATGATGGCAAGGATGCCTACAATGCCGAGGACATGAAGAGAATCCGTGAACTGAGAAAGCGAATCCTCTCCGTGCTGGAGCCAGCCAATAAGGTGGTTGTGGCTAACCAGAAGGCGAAGGCTGAGAAGAAGTAATGCAAATATGACTATCCCCCGAAGGTGTCATGCTTTCGGGGGATAATTGTCTCTAGGCAAGGAATCTGCTTTCAATCCGGCACAAAACACCCTTGATTTGATAGGAAAAAGTTTCAATCTGAAAGTATTAACAAAGATTATACTTTAAATTCCCTCAAAATAACTTCGTTTTCAAAAAATCCCATTATCTTTGTAGTATCTAAGAACATCTGTTTATCAGATATTTAAATCAACGGTTCAATACCATTAAACTTTAAAAACGAAACGCTTATGGATAAAAATGAAAATGACCAACGTGTCAGTAGAATGTTCGGCGAGATAGTTAAGCTTATCCCCGAACGCAGCAAGATCAAGACAGACTTGCTTTATTTCAAGTATGCGCCTATATTGGTCATGCTTTTCAGATGGTATGGTATATCTCAGTTCTATGACAACAAAATGGAGATAACGCTGTGGTATGAAGAGAACGAGGAACCTATCTGGTTCTTCTACTTCATCACTTACATTCTTTACCCGATTTCTCTTTGGAAAGGTCAGGTGTTGCACCGATTGTGTGTAGAGTGGCGCATTCCGATTTTCTATATTGCAGGAGTCAATGTGATTCACGTCATGTATGATTCCATCGTTATCACGAATCAGATGTACTATTGTGATATGTTCCTAATTACACTCATTTTAATTATATATGCTTATGTCGCAATTAGTAAATTACAGCATCATCGAAGCAGGACTTCGTGCTCTTGCAGATAAGGCACATGAATCAGCAGTAGCCCAAGCAGAAGGCAAGCCTATCCCTTGCGGTCTGTCAGAGAATGATATGGAACTGGTGGTACTCCTTACTGCCATGATGAATGATACCCAAGCCAACAAGGGCTGGTGTGCTCACGAAATGGGGAAGTCTATCTCTTCCTTTGAGAAGTATGTTCACGATGGAAAGATACCTGAGGGCATCCACGACCAGTTCGGTCACGAAAAGAAGTGGAACAAATCGCTCATCAGGTTCTTCGCCAACAAGAAGGCTTTCTTCCGCAAGCAAGCCCGAAAGTATGGCATAAGCATATAGCATCCACTACACATTATTATATATAGGAGAGACCCAATCGCCCCTCCTGTATTTTTACGACCTTTTCCGTAACCATAAATCTTTGCTCATCATATACTTATAGAACCTTTTACGAGTTTATCAATCTCTATCCATATTATTCGTATCTTTGTGCTCGTAACGTTACAAAGTGAGTATCATTTAGTGTTTAACAAAAAAGATTTCAGGATAATATGGAAAGTAAAACGTATGTATTCGGAAACGAAGGCTCAACATCCAACAATGGGATGCTCGGTCTTCTTGCGCCTCTGCTCCAGAAGCAGGGTGTTGACCCAAATATCCTTCTTGCCATGAAGGGAAACAATGGTTTCGGTGGTGAAGGTGGATGGTTCATGTGGGTAATCTTCCTCTTCTTCCTCATGGGCTGGGGTGGTAATGGATTCGGTTTCGGAAATGGTCGTGGTGGTCTTGCCAACGAGATCAACAATGACAATGGTCGTGCCCTCTTGATGGATGCCATCGGTGGCAACCGCAATGCACTCAGCAATCTTGCTACCCAGTTGAACTGCACCGAAGGTCAGATTCAGAGTGCCATTTCTGCCTTGACCTCTCAGGTACAGAGTGTAGGTAATCAGGTTGGTATGAGCGGTATGCAGACTATCAATGCGCTGCAGCAGGGTAATATGCAGATTGCTCAGCAGATTGCCAACTGCTGCTGCGAGAACCGCTTGGCTATCTGCCAGCAGACTGGAACCTTGCAGAATGCCATCAACAATGTAGCTACTGGTCAGGAGCGTGGCTTCTCTAACGTAGCTTACGAGACTCAGCGACAGACTTGTGACTTGCACAACGCAATAAAGGAGAGCACTCAGACCATCGTTGACGGACAAAAGCAAGCTGAGTTCAGGGAAATGCAGAACAAGATTGATGCCCTCCGTGAGGAGAACAGCACCTTCAAGTCTTCTGCTATGACCTCTCAGATTGTTGGTCAGGCTGTGGCTCCTATCAATCAGGTATTGGCTGGCTTGCAGAACGAGGTGGCTGGTATCAAGTGTAAGTTGCCGGAGACTGTGACTACACCTTACAGCCCATTCACTGCAGTTCCTAACTGCGTTGCTTATCAGGCTGGCTTGTATGGACTGAATGCTGCCAACAATGCAGGATTCTGGGGTTAAAGAAAGGAGGCTGCTATGTTATGGTTAAGACCTTATACTTGGGTGAATCGTAATGGCTCGGCAGCTATCGCTTCTACTGGCGTGAAGGTGAATACTGCCGATGTGGTGTTCACCTTCAAAAACCACGCTTTCGTGAATGCCAACTATAGGGGTACGATTTTCGTAAACCTGATGCAGGCTATTCCGACTGGAACGACTGGTACGCTGCCTATCCTTTTCGAGACAAACGGAGCGACACAGGCTGTGAGCAAGTTCAATGGCGAACCATTGACGGTTGCAGATGTGCCGGGTACTGGAGTGGTTCAGCTCTGGTTTGAGAGAGACACTAACACCCTTCAACTTATGACGGGTATTGTTTAACAACAGAATAGATAATAGGAGATTACATTATGTTTCAAGGTTTAAGAACAAATTCTTTATTCTATGTCCTAGACAAGGGCGAGAATCCTAGCTTGCGAATCGGTCAGGTTGTTTCGGTGAGCAACCCTCAGACGAGATACCCTTCTTTCAATAATGGCTTCACTCCTCAACCTATGGAGACTGTGGTTGATGTGAAGGTGAAGATCAATGACGAGGAAGTGGATTTCAAGCAGCTACCTGCCAACGGACAGATAGCCAACGACAAGAATCTTGTGGTAAGCGATAGCAAGGATGCCATGAGTTCCGAGGTCGATGCAATGCTGAGACAATCCAAGGCGATACTGGAGAGCGTAGATTACCACGAGAGAGTCGTAAAATCTTGCGAGGGAATGCTACTGCAACTCAACCCCCAGATAGCCAAGGAGAAGGAACAGACAGAGAAAATCAACAAGCTGGAAGGCAAGGTTTCCGGCATTGAGGGCAAGATTGACAAGATGATGGGATGGCTCCAACAGAGCATCAATAAGTAATCTCCTATCTATTCACTTTAATATCTTATGATTATGGTAATGATTGAGATTACAGAAGATAAGTTCGATGATTTGTATGACAACATCGAGTCTATGCTTGGTTTTGGCAGCAAGGCTATGTCTTGTCTGAAAAAGATGAAGCAGGATCGTATGGGTGAGCGTATGCCTGATTATCGTGACGATTGGAGAAGAGAGCGTGAGGAACGTGAAGAGCGTGAAAACAGACGTAGATTCAACAACGTGAACGATGATTGGAACTACCCGAACCGCTATGGTGAAAGAGGTGGTGGCGGCTACAATGGTGGCGGTCGATAGTGTTTAACTTGGGAGTTTGGTAGCGGCATTATGTCGGAACCAGACTCCCATTAATATTCAGCAATATGGGAAAATGCAGAATGCCATTGGATATGTATGACCTCAAACCTGAGGCAATGGTTGCCTATCTCAGATACAATGGCTATCATTTCAGCAAGAAAATGTGTGAGTGGGCGGTGAAGCAGATGTATAAGTACGACCCTTCCACCAAGCGTGATGTTGGTATCTCGTTTTGGGATAAGGAGAAGGTGGATGCCTTGCTGCTAGGTCAGGGGATTGAGGTGAAGAATAAGATAGGCTACGACCATGTATATGTGGCGAATATGGCGAGGGCAGACTTCTATAAATCTTCCATCAAGGATGAGGAGCAGCTAGCCCAGTTCATCAAGGATATGGTGGATGATGCCGACCAGAAGGATGGCTTCATCTTTAACAGATTCTATGCCGACTGCTGCCACAATGGTGTACCTATTCCTTGGGAAGATGTATTATGATCAGAAGAGTAATACAACTCCCGAAGTACGATTGGAGCATAGTATGTTTCATAGGTTATCAGCCAACCAATACCGATGAGATATGCTATGCTCTTTCTGATATTGGATGCAGCGGCAATCCATTATCAGAAGCCCAAGAACATCTAACCAAGCAGAGTGCAGACAGAGGTCTCACGTATTCCAACCTTGCCCAACGGATAAGCGTTCTTGCCATAGGTAAGGGCAATGCCGCAAGTATCATCAATACCATCGGTCACGAACTCCTGCATGTAGTAGCTCATATCTGTGAGCAGGATGGAATTGATATTCTAAGCGAGGAGCCATGTTATATGATGGGGAGTTTGTGCGAGCAGTTCTTTAAGGTGTATGGTTAATATGTATGGGGAGGAGGCTTGCTACTTGCTTGGTGGATTGGTGCAGGCTACATTTTTTAACACCAAAAAAGGAGCAAGTCTTGAATAATTATTGTATCTTTGCACCAAATTAAACATTCAAACTTATGAAGAAGAAAATTAAAGTTTATTCTATAGGGGTACTTGTTTGCATCATCTTTGACGTTACATTTGCCACTTTGGTTACTATTTATAGTAAAACACCGGTTTCTGATTATATCATTATGGGTATATTTCTTTTAATTTCTGATTTTGTGATTCTTGGAATGAGCTATACTTACTTAAATGAAAAATCAGAAAATAAATGTTTGGTGATTAAACTGCCTGGTACAGTAGATGATGATAGTTTGCCTAAGTTAAAATAGAAACAGAAAAATTGAAGAGTAAATACAAGAAGAAGGGAGTGTTGTTTAGCACTCCCTTCTTTATTTATATGTTTTACTCCCCATACTTTGGCTCCTCATACACCAAGTTATGCTTATCTACGTAAGCCTTGGCTTCTGGGTATGTGTCAAACTCTACTGCGGTGGCATCTACTGCTGGGAATACCTCAGCATTATCACCTTCTTCTGTGAGAGGGAACACCATCTTGGTTCCCTCATGTACTACCTTATATTTCTTTGTTAACTTATTCATATCTTATTTTCTTTTAGTTCTAACTTATTGTTTAAAAATGCTCTTCTTATGCCGGGGTAACAGAAACCGTATATCCCTTCTGTTGCAAAGTAGCGAGTGCAGAATCAGATGCAGATGTACGAGTACCTACGATAGAGATAGTTTTCATCCATGTAGGGAATGCTGCAACATTTGGATGTGCAGTACACTTAGCCATACCTATCAACATATCATCGACGTTGGTCACCTTAGCATAACCACTCCAGGCAGTGATGTATTCAGAGGTATCTCTTCTTGTCCAATTAAGCACTGTCTTAGAAGCATCTTTGCCAAAAGCTATATAGTAGCATTTAGCTGGCAATTTGGCGAAATCACCTGTTAAATTGCCAACATCAACGATACGGATTTCTTGCAAAGGACAATTTCTGAATGCACTAATATCTCCATATACAGAAGTTTTATTGAGTTCCAATAAAACTAATTTTGTCAGATTATTTAATGCACTGATGTCGCCTGAGACGTTAGTGTTGCTCAATTTTAAAGCTAACAATGCAGTATTGTTAGAAAATGTGCTTATGTCGCCTGAGACGTTAGTGTCGTTTAAATAAATATTAGTAAATGCAGTGTTGTTCTTTAATGCACTGATGTCACCAGTGACGTTAGTTGCGTCTAAATGAAGAATTGACAATGCAGTGTTGTTCTTTAATGCACTGATGTCACCAGCAATCTTTGTGCTTGATAAATATAAAGTTGACAATGCAGTGTTGTTCTTTAATGCACTGATGTCACCAGTGATGTTAGTGTTTTGCAAACTGATATACATTAAGCTAAGAGCATTCTCAAATGCGCTGATGTCACCTTTAGCTGTAAACGTGTCTATCCACGTTAATGAATTAGAATACTTCAATCCATCAATATTGATAGATTTGTATTTTCCACTAGTATATCCACTCACGTTTCTGTTTATGCCACTTATTAAGGAAACTTTATATTTGTTCTTAATAGACAATTCATAGTTTCCATTAGAGATAAAGAACTTTTCGCTAGTTATGGTTTTTACCTTTCCATAATTTGCAGAAAGATTTTCATCTGTAAAATAGCCGTCACCAACAATACTTACTTCTGTTGGTTCAGTAAACTGCAAATCCATACCTTGCGTTAATTTGGATGGATCTGGAGCGGAGGTAACATTTATTCTAAACTCTCCAATTTTGAGCAAATCAGAATTATCTACTGCTCCATTTAATTTTGTTACTAAACATTTATTCATAATTTATAATATTTATATTATTATTATTATTAATTGTTTCTTGTATAGTTATATACTTTATCCATGTTGGCTGTATTCTGTTCAATCCATTTCTGTACTCTATAAATATTGTCACAGTGTTTGAATTTGCTAATGGGAGAATAAGCACTAACAGTATGTGGAGTATTTACAGATAAGGCAGATGTTGCTTTTATACACTTGTACTTGAAATAACCCATCTGTTCATTAAGACCAAATGAAACCACATCACCTACGTTGTATGCATGTGCAGCATCGAATGTCTCGGATGTATATGTCTGAGGATTTCCATTGCCATCAAGAACAGATTCCCAATATTCACTTCGCACAATGCTATCTGCAATACATGGAGAATCAGACCATTTCTTGTATTCCTCTTTGAAGAAGTCTGTACCAATACGCATACACCAATCTTGAAGAAGTCCGAAGATATTATCAGCAGATGCAATGCCTAAATCTGCAAGATACTTGTAGCGAGCATTAAGTTCTGTGGTATAATACTTCACGATATATCCGTTAGGCATGTTAATAGAGCCATTAAGATGAGAACTAAGAACATTTGTTATCTGATTACCTTGGAAATGAGCACCAAAAGATACATCACAGTCATAAAGATTAACCCACCATTTAATACCATCATAAGTAAACCATTGCCAGTTTTTACTAAATCCATCAGAGTTTTTTAATAGGTCTGATACTATAATATAATCAATAAGATTTTCTACATCATAGTACTTTTCAAACACTGCCTTGAATGATTTCAAATTCTCATCTGTTTTGCTTGATGTCTCGTAAGTAGAGGCAGCAGCCTTAATGATATTAATTGTATTTGCGAAGTCTTGAATATACTTTTTAACCTTGGCGGTCCTTTGCAAGTTTTTCTTAATCTTTGAAGAAATGGCAGTACCATCAGGAAGTTGTCCTGCTGCTATCCAAGTGTTCACCTCTTCTTCTCCAGCAATCTCCTCTTGCTTGATGTCAGCATCGTACTTGTTACCTCCAATAGCATAGAGATTCTTGGGATTACGCACCTCAAACCCATTATCTCCTGTACCCCATACAATTTTTCCATTCCATAGGATATTGTAGTCAATCGTACCATCAAGATGTACATTTTCAGCGGTACTTTTATCCAAGTGATAGTTATCTCGGTGCTTCTTCAACTGGAAAGAGAAGATGCCATAAAATTCGCCTTTAAAATATACTGCCACTGGGAAACCATCAGGGAAACATCTTGCCCCTGTGTCAGTAAGAAGTTCATAATCTCCTACATGCGGATTGCCAAGACTCTTTGTTGTAGTTCCTATTTTTGACATGTCAAGAAGAGCCTTTTTCCAAGGGCGGTCATACATATTTCCTCTTGTTCGTACAATCTGGTCATATAGCTTGTAAGACACAGCACCAACCCCACGGAAGAAGTCTGTATAATATGCCTTCATGTGGAAGCTGTCTTGTGGAACCCAATTTCCAATTTTTACCTTTGGAGTATCATCGCCAATCCATTCATCATCACAAAAATCAATAGCAACATTCTTCTTAATAAAATTCAAAGAAGAGTTGCCTTGTGCATTGAGAATAGCGTGCTTCTTGAAGTAGTTACCCTGCATATCCCAAAATTCCAAGAATGCTTTCTTATTCTGAGTCTTGGTTGTAGGCATTGAATCAATATTAGAGACATTAATAATAGCAAAGCGAGGCTCTGGTATCTGAATGAAACTACTTTCACTCCAATCAATAGGTGTCTTTACATCAAAGCCATTTGCTTTCAAAGCATCTTGTATATTGTTCACACTATTGCCTTGGAGATTGATATTTGACACATCAAGGTTAGTAACTTCCATAGCATACTCATGTTTCTTACCACTTGAATCACGATAAGACATTACCTTTCTATCTGCATCTGTTGTAATCTCAGTTCTCCCCTCAGGGTCTTCAATATGCTCAAACTCCTCTGGAATGGTCTCAGACTTGGCATTGTGGATATAATGACTACCATCATTGTAAGTAGCAGAAAGAACCTTTCCGTCTGCATCTTTCTCTACTGCCATATACTCAGGATTCTCCTGCAAAGAGAAAACGTCAAGAAGTTCTTTGAGATTAGAATCTATTGTGCCTACCTTCTCCTGCAATGATGTAAGGTCTGATTGTAGCTGAGAGATAACTTTCTTCAAGGCATTGACTGCATGGATTTCGCCAATGATTTCTCCGTCTCTTCTGATACCAAAAACCACCTTATCATCTGCATCAAGCCAAACAGCAAAGTATTCCTTATTCTGAATGACATGATACATTTCATTGAGAGGATAATATGGTTTGCCTGAGTCTCTGTAGAAACCAAACAGAACCTTATCATCTGAATCCACTATAGCTTTGATAAACTCCTCATTTTCGATTACTCTAAAGCACTCTTTTACTTCATCATCAATGAGAGACTTTCCTTCCTCTTTGTCAACCTTGCTTTTCTGCAAAGCAGTAATGCTTGCAGAAAGCTCTTCCTTGGCAGCATTAATAGCTTTAAGAATATCTGTCTTATCCTGCTGGCACTGGTTGATAATTTCCTGCAACTTTGCTCTGATTGGTGCAGGAATACCCTTGCCCCACTCAATGGAACCATCAAGCTGGATTCCAAACAAGAAGTGGTCTTCTGCATCTACTATTGCCTTGATGAACTCAGGAGACTCAATTTCACGGAATGGAAGTGCAAACTGGGAGACTACCTTATCCTTTGAATCACCAAACTCTTGGGAAATATTCTCCTTGTTGAACTTCTTGTTTGCAAGTTCATCAATGGCTCCCTGTGCAGTGATTGAATCAAGACCACTCTCTGTGTTTTCGTATGTTACTGCTGAGGCTTGGCTTGCACCACCACTTGCGGAAATACCCTTGATGGCTTCCTCCATCTGAGTGCTGCGAGTCTGCAACAATGAAATATCATCATCGTTGGCGGTGATTTGCTGCTGCTTATCATTAATCTGAGACTGAAGGTCTGTGTCCTTCTCTTTCAGTTGCTTGACAGACTTATCTACATCTTGGATCATCTGACTTAAATCCTCTGGGAGACCAGTGGCGGCTTGGATGGTTTTGCGAAGCTCTGGGTCGAATTTCTCGATGCCAAGCGTATCGTCTGCTACCTTTTCATTTGTGACTGAGCCGTCTTTGATTTTTTCCGTAGTTACAGATCCGTTGGCGAAATGTTTGGTCTCCAAGGATGCCTCACGAACTACCCTGCCATCAACCGACTGGTTGCCAAGTTTCGGGTTTGTAATAGCTCTCTCCTCTACCTTCTCAGTTGTTACAGCCAGGTCGTTGAGCTTCTCGGTGATGATTGCCTTATCCTTAACCTTATCGTAGGTGACTGCCTCAGGAGAAAGTTTGGAGTTATCAACTGCGCCATCATTCAACTTATCCGTGGTTACTGCCTTGTTGTTGATTTTTTCGGTCTCTACGGATGAGTCGGCAAGTTTGGAGGTGGTGATGTTTGCATCTGCTACCTTGTCGGTGGTGACGGATGCTGCATCCAGTTTATCGGTGGTTACCGATTCATTTTCCAATTTCTCTGTAGTAACGGCTTTGTCGGCAATCTGTGTAGTTCCGAGTTGGTCGGTCTTGTTGACCTTCTCGTCAAGAATCTCCTTGGTGGATTTACCAGAACTCTCATCCTTCACATACTTAGTATATGTCAAGGTCTCATCGGCTCTTCCACTTACGAGCGTGTTGTTGTATTTTACTTCTTCTGCCATATTATTTTAATTTAGCGTTATATGTATATTCTCCTGCTTTCAACTCATCTGACCAATAATAGTATATATCTCCTACCTTAGTAGAGTTGAGATTTGCCGTGAACCCTGACTGAGTGAAGACAACAGGAACACGGCTGGCAAACCAGATATATGGTTTGTCCTTGGTGGTAGTGATGGTGATAGACTTATCAACCATATCACCCACACCCTTGGTCAGTTCATCCATATTGAACTGGCACATATTCTTGGCAGCGGTGGCTCCGTAATAGTAGATATTATCATCGCCATTCGCCATGATGCTTACGTAGCCTGATACGGCTGGAATCTCAATCTTGCCATCCTTGTAAGCATCTCTTGTGATGTCGGCTCCATCCATGACTACTTTCACTAAACCGATGTTGAATCCTTCGGCAGGAGTAAGAGTTGCCTCAAATTTCTCACCCAACTTCAATGTGGCAGGAGTAGAGGAGAGAGTAACATCATCCAGAGAATAGACAAATGTACAATCAGACTGATTCTTGGTGACCATATAATATCGAAGGTCGAACATTCCAACCGTCTCACCTTGGAAGACTCCTACTGGAACTTTCACCCTTTGATTGGTCTCTATGATCTGCAAGATGTTTCGCTCCACACTCTTCATCGCATAACCATCATAAGTCCACGAAACGGCTACATTGTAGTTTCCGATTTCCAAGGTGGATGGAATATTGCATACCAGCACATTATGCTCGATGCCACCGATAGAAGTAGGAACGATGATGGAATCATCGAAGCAGCATTGCAGTTCCACCTTGATATCGGATGCTTGTGTCATATCGAAGTCAACCAAACGATTGAACTCCTTAGACATTTCCATCTTCCGCACCAAGATATGAAGCTTGAAAGCATTTCCTTGTACTATTTTATAAATCATATTTTGATACACATTATTAATAATAGCGCAAAGATAGGCAGAATTTTCTCTACCTATCTCTTATCCATTAACTTTTGGACATTAAATCAATCCCTTCCATCTGAGGAACTTGCGCTTGCGGCTGCGCTTTCCTCTCTCGCTCTTGCAGTTGGTATGATAGACACAATCACGGAAGAGGTCTCTTGACTTCATATCCTTATCTACCAGTTTAGTCTTCTTGAAAGCCTCGAAGAGTGGACGGTTCATAATCATCAGGTTGCCCTTCTCCGTAGGTAGGACAAAGTAGATTTCACCCTTGTTCTTCTTTGCTGCATAGTCTGCCTTAGCCGTAGCTTGGCGGTACATAATCTCGCATTTGATGCGCTTGAAAATCTTAGTAATCTTCATAATCGTATAATTAAAGTTGAAACTATATGATGGTTGCTGCCGAAACAGAAACCTTTTTTCTCATTACTCTAGCCTGAATCTGAATCATTTTTGGCATTTCCATTTCATTGAAGCAGATATGGAGTCCGATGGCTCTTGTCATGAGCAAATCATCGTGCTTTCCGTCTGCTGCTTCATATACGGTTCCGTTCTTCTCGTAGGTGAGATACTCATCTAGGCATCTATCGTCTCGTTCTACATAAAGATGTTCACGGATCACCTGAACCAGTACAGAGATAACCATCGGCTTGGTTGCCACATTAGTGTGGAATCCATACTTCACTGGAACCTTATTCTTGATGTCTGACTCACTCTGCTTGCGTGCATAGAGATTGTCATAAACGTCCTTGATTTGATTCAGGATGAACTCAGACTGATCACCGCCTTCCAAGATATGCTCCTTGTCTTTCGTCTCCAAGGTGTTGGATTCAATCACCAAGAGGGCATTATCATAGAACTTGGCTATCTGTGCTGCTTTCCAAGCCAGCAAGTCCATATCAATATGCCCATACCATTGGGCTACCACATACGGCTTGCCACCTTCCATCATCCAGTATCGGTCGAAGACACAGATAACAGACCAGTCGGCATTCTTGCTTCGTCCACCAATATCCACGACCACTAGATAGCGGTTGGTAACCCTGCAATCGTCAAAGTACTCCGGCTTGCTCCATATCCATAGCTGACCCTGTTTGTCTTCACAGAAGCGGACATTCTGCATACACTTCTTGCCCTTGTAACCGTCACCATATACATCCCCGATAAACTTCGGTGCTCGGCATCCTTTTCTGAACTTGTCAACCTTATCCTCTGCGAATACCTTGGCTCCTGAGTGTTTGAAGGCTTCAATATCATCGGTAGGGTATCCAGCAGCCATATCAGCGTGGTCGGTGAATTTCTTTCGCTCAGCCATATACCAGTTGATGGCTTCAAGCGGAGCACCCAGTGTCCACAACTTCCAAAGGTATGTGCCCGGCTCCTCTCGGTCGGACATCGTGTTGCTGTTGTTCCTATTCTCGTATAACCATTTGGTAAACTCCACCTTCTGCTTCTTGGTTTCAAAATCAAGATGATACATATCGTATATCTCGAACCAAGGAACAAAGAACGGCTCGAACTGGGATTCACCCTTTTTGGCTGCAATCCATTCCTTGTGGAAGAAGTTGCCAGTACCATTGGCGGTGGACTCGTAGGCTATCATCGTATATGGTCGATATAAGATACCATTGGTGGCATTCTGTACCACTTCCTCAGGAGATTTGCCATCTGTCTTTTTCCACAGACCCACCTCGGAAAGATGAACCAAGTTGTAGTCTTCACCATTGGCTGATAATGGTCGCTCCATAGAACCCACCTTGATTTTGCAGAATCGCTGAGGAACCTTCTTCACGTTGCCGGATGTACCCACACCCACAAACTTAGGTTCGTTCTCAGAGTAGGCTTCACCCATTTCATAGAGGAATTTGGTAGGGAAGTTTTTCAAGGCTTCCTCAAACATTCCTCGGATGGTCTCTGCGGTGTCCTTCACCTGAGCAACAATCAGCGAGTTGAGACCCTTTTCCCACATTAATTGCATCCAGAGCATATACATCTGAATGACCGTTGAACCTCCCCATTGTCGAGCCTTCAAGAGGATGAGTCGGATAGGGCGGTTCTTCTTTCTTCTCTCCTCCAGCCACCTGAGCAGTCTGCGCTGCGGTCTTCTCAGCACAAAACGGAAGGGGAGACCTCCACCTTTCGGTTTGATATAGATGAACATGGCGAAGAAGAAGAAGGGGTCGTGCTTCATCCTGATTCGGGTGAACTGCTCCACCAGTTGCTCCATTTCCTCTTCAAGGTTGTATGGCTCATCCATATCCGCATGCAGTTCTTCAATCACCACCTTGCAGCTACCCAGTTCCAGCAGCATCTTGATGAGCGGAATCTTCTTCATGCTCATCGGGAGGTGCTGCTTCTGAATCGGGAAGTCTGGCAGGAAGAGCAGGAATCGCTTATCTCCACAACCATCACCCTTGATCGGGCTGAAAGGAGTGTTGATTTCCTTGATGCGCTTCTCATTCTCTGTCAGGATGCTCAATACATGTTTGTCTAGTGCATCAGTCAGCTTGGTTCTTATGGCTACTTGTCTTGGCATATCGGAGAATTAAGATACCCCCACAACAGACCGACTACATAGCAATAGATGTGGATGCCCACTGCCATGCAAGGAATGAAAAATCCTACACATATATACGAGAGAATAATGATGTTGTATCTCACCTTCTTCTCTACGAATGGGGCGATATATCCCATATAGGCATATACGAAACCGCTGAGACCGATGATGGGTACGCTAGAACTGGGGTAATAGCTTACGGCTATTAGATAGAACACCACCATATCTACGATGCCGCAAGGTCTGGCTTTCAGGCATTGATGCAGCACCCAAAGGTTGATGGCAGCATGGAAGACGTTCTGATGGAAGAACGGATAGGTAAGTCGGTTCTGCATAGAGCAACCATCATAGAGACCCATCCCATCATAACCAAGGAATGTGATACACATTATTATAATGTACCCAGCATAAAGCGCAATCTTTTCTTTCTTAGTTCGTAACATCTTTCCTTCTCCTCCTTTCTCACCTTATGAAGAATTACGTGTATTGATTTCGGAGAAAGATAGAAACTTGGAGCCTCCTGATTGCACACGTAACTAATGGCATCCAACTTGGTGATGGAAGGATGCTGCTTGGTATAATCAATAAATCTGCGGTATATTTCCTGAAACATTTCTCTCTTGGTAGGGTTCATGTTATTCAAGGATTTCCCTTTGATCATCGTCAGAATAACATTGTAAGCCCTGATATCCGAGACCCAAAAACGCTTGCTTGAAGATTGCAGTAATCTCTGCTCAATCTCCAAGAGGCTGATATTGTCTCTTACTGATATGATTTCCTTGTAAGCCCTCAATATGTCAGCGTTTCGCTCTTGTGTAAAGTCACATCGTGATCCTTTATGTTTCATTTTCTTATGATGCAAAGTTACAAAAAAGTATTGAAACAACCAAATTATTCATATACGATTAATTAAAGTTAACGGATAAGATTGATTATAGGCGGAAAAGCATTACTTTTGGGCATTGATTTATAAATTAATACATATATATATGCCTGATAATATAAATACGGAACAGAATGCTGGTGCTGCTGCACAGCAAGCTACGAAGACCAAGAGAGACTTGGCTTTGGAGCGTTTAAAGACTCGTCACCCCGATACCGAGTATGCGGATGATGAAGCTATCTATGGTGCTATCAATGATGATTATGATGCTGACCAGAAGTCTTTGCAAGGTTACAAGGATAACGAGAAGGCGATGGCTGACTGGATGGGAAGTGACCCTGCAGCGGCTACCTTCCTGCAAGCGATGAAGGCTGGCAAGAGTCCTTATGCAGAATTGATTCGTACCCACGGAGAGGATGCTATCGACTACTACTCTGATCCTGATAATGCTGACGAGATTGCCAATGCTCAGTCTGAGTTCTTGAAGAATGCGTCTGATGGCAAGAAATTGCAGGAGGAGTACGACAAGAATATGCCAGCCAGCTATGCGGTCTTCGACAAGCTGGAGGAGAAGTATGGCGAGGAAGCGGTGAATGAAGCTATCGACCAGTGCTTTCAGACGATGAACAATGTGGTGAAAGGTATCTTCACCGAGGATATGATTACCGCTTTCATCAAGGCAAAGAATCACGATAGCGATGTGGCTGATGCTGCTCACGAAGGTGAGGTGCGTGGTAAGAACACCAAGCACATGAAGAACTTGGAGCTGCGCAAGAAGGGCGATGGTACTGCAGACCTTGACTCAGCGAATGCCGAGACCAAGAAGACCGACAACCAGCCGGAACTTGGTGCGCTTGGCAGGGCTACCCGAAGAGGAAACATCTGGGAGCGTGGAAACGAGAAGCGAACACGCATCCGATAAGATAGAGTTAGATTTATATAATGTTTAATTAATATTTAGGATAATGAAAGTAACAAAAAGTACATTTAATCGACTGTTCTCCATTTTCATTATGGTGATGGCAGTTATTTTTTGTGTAAACGGTCAGGTGCTGATGGCTGAGGCTACTCTTCCTGATGGCGGTACTTCTGAGAGTGGTCACCCTGCGGAGGCTGGCGGTGCTCCTGCTGCTGGTGAAGCTGGCAATGGTGGTGCGGCTCGTCAGAATGAGGGTATCGCTACCGAAACCAAGGGTCGTGAGCACTTCAACGAGAAGGGTATTGAGTTTTACAACAATGACATCAACGAGAAGATTATCAAGATTCGCCCGATGGCAACACCAGTGGATCAGATTTCCCGTTATGCCACAACCAAGTCGGCAAGCTCCTTTGTTGTTGAGTATTGGAGTATCGGTACTCGTCCTATCCGAACCACAGTAAAAGAGAATACTGAGACAAGTACTGGTACATCTATGGTCTTGAAGGTAGAAGACCCTGAAATGTTTACGCTTGATGATACCATCCGAGTGGTAGGTGTGAAGGCTGTCACTAACTATAAGGGTGTCGCTTATTCAACCATTACTGATGCTCCTACTCCTGATTTGGTGCTCTGTGTGTGCGGTAAGGACACAGAAGGCTATCCTATCGTGTATGCCATTAATGGTAACATGGTCAGCAAGCAGCCTATCGGTGTTCCTGCCTTGAAGCAGGGTCAGAAGTTGATTCGTATGGCAAAGAGCTGCGGTGAGCTGGATGTACAGACTGGTCGTTTCAACAACCTTCCTGATTCTGATATTCAGTACTGCCAGAACTTCATGATTCAGGTTGAGCAGAGTACCTTCGATAAGATTGCTGACAAGCGAGTGGATTGGGATTTCTCAGACATCGAGGAGGATAGTATCTATGATATGCGACTTGCCATGGAGGGTTCTTATCTCTTCGGTGATATGGCTTGCATCAAGCATACTACCAAGAACAATTCAGCTCAGTGGTTTACCAAGGGTATCTGGTGGATGGCTGGCAAGGATATTGAGGTAGGTCATATTGCTACTGCCGATGAGATCAAGAAGGGCTACACCAAGAATGAGCGAGTTATCACAGACTTGGAGCTGGTAGATGTTTCCAAGGATATGTTTGTCGGTACTGGTATCGGCAACAAGCGCAAGGTGGTTATCGCTGGCTCAGACTTCGTCCGTGCATTCAGTAAGATTGATTCTGACAAGTTCCGCTTGAAGGACACCGTTGAGGTATGGAACTTGAAGTTCAAGAGTTGGGAGACAGACTTCGGTGAGGTGTTGATGATTCACTCAGAGTTGTTCGACCTCTTCGGTATGAGTGACTGCGGCTTCGCTCTTGACCCTGAGTTCTTGGTGAAGAGAGTACACTTGTCTTGGACTCGTAACGTTCTCGACTTGAAGAAGGCTGGAATCCGTAACACCGATGCAGTAGTTATTCAGGAGGTTGCTTGTCTGTACTTGAAGTACCCTAAGGCACATGCTCGTATGCGACTTGCCAAGGTTCCTACATCTGAGGCAGAAGAGACCAAGGCTGCTGCTTAATGCAGGGCAAATTCGGCAAATTATTCATTAAATAGAGAGGGGTGTGGGCACTAGCCCCATCCCTTTTTTCATAACACATATATAATAAGGTATAATCATGTATAAGAAATATCAAGCTGGTACGGATTTGTCGTTCAGCGTTATGGTTGGTAACGAACGAGTGAGAGTTGTCTTCGAGGGCAAGACTATGGGTTGCAGTATCTATGGCACTAGAGACGAGAAGTTGCAGAAGGCTATCGAGTCTCATTATTGGTTCAATGACAAGTTCTTCTTGGTGGAAGCCGTTGACGAGAAGAAGGAAGCTGCCGAAGCCAAGAAGAGAGCGGCTGCCAAGACCAAGAAGAAGGCGGCTGATGAGAAGAAGACCCATATCGTGACAGACTTTGAGGATGCCAGAGACTATCTGGCTGAGACCTTCGGTGTGAGCCGCTCGAAGTTGAAGACCAAGGAGGACATCTTGTCTATTGCCAAGGAAAAGGGTGTTGAACTAGAAGGACTTGAATAATGAAGAAGTATGCTGTATCTGATTTGGTGAAAGAAGTGAAGGTGCTCTTGGACAGAAACCAAGAGTCTTCCGGCTTGCTGACTCCCGATGATACTGATACGCTCTCTCAGGCAGAACTTATCAAGAGTAAAATCGTAGATGCAGCAAGTATCATTCTTTCCGATGCACCAATAGATATGGTGGATGGAATCAAGCTAGACAACATCAGCGTATCTTGGGCATCGAAGAACAATGCTTATGTCGGCACGGTCTATATGCCAGCCGATATGATCAGGTTGCTCAGTGTAAGAGCCAGCGACTGGAACCGCAATGCCGAAATCATCACCGAGAATGATGAAGCCTACAAGTATCAGGGCTGCAAATATGGAGTGAGGGGCAATCCCGACAGACCTATTGCGGCTATCATCCATACCAATGGCGGTAGATACCTAGAGCTATATACGAGCAAATCGAATAGCGTGACGGTTGACTTCACCTATGTGGCTCAGCCGGAAATCATCACGGAAAGCAGTGGTGCAGGGTATATCAATCTACAGAGCAACCTGAAAGATGCTATCCTCTATATGGCTGGCTATCTCACTTGCGTGAGTATGGGAGATACCGATACTGCGGCTGGGTTATTGGGTGTAGCCAGAAAACTGGCACATATTGTCGAACCAACAACATCGTAATCATGGCAAAGAAGAAAGAAAAAGCAAAGTTGTTGTCGCTGAGCAAGGTGGTGGACAGAGAGGAACTGGATAGCGTAAAAGCTTCCAAGAACCGATTCGACAAGCCATACGAGCGTGCCTTCTCCATCCTGCTTGAAGCACAACGATACTATAACAACATGGATAACTTCCGAAAGCGTAGGGAGAGAAACAAGCGGTACTGCTATGGAGACCAGTGGGGAGATCTCATTGAAATCGAGAATCGGTGCGGCTTTACCAAACGTATCAAAGAGGAAGACTATATCCGTGAGCAGGGTAGTGAGCCGTTGAAGAACAACCTGATCCGAAGGCTGGTGAAGAATGTGCTGGGTGTGTATCGCTCACAGAGCAAGGAACCTACCTGCAATGCGAGGGATAAGGATGAAAAGCGGTATGGCGAAACGATGAGCGTGGTGCTGCAATGCAACCGACAACTGAACCGAGAGACGGAAATGGATGCCCGAACGATGGAGGAGTTCCTGATCAGTGGTGCTGCTATCTACAAGAAGAAGTATGGATGGCGAAGGGGAAGGTTGGATTGCTGGACAGACTATGTGAATCCGAACAATTTCTTCATAGATAACAATATGAGGGATTTCCGTGGCTGGGATGTAAGTTGCTTGGGCGAGGTTCACGACATTACCATCGGCAATGTGCTTCGGGAATTTGCCAAGACTCCTGCCGAAGCAAGGAAGTTGAAGGAGATTTACCGACTGGCTGCTGACCGAGATTTCGTAATAGCCGACTGCACCCAGCGTTTCGGAGAGTTTGATCCGAAGACCATCGACTTCATGAATCCTGCCAATCCTTCACTCTGCCGAGTGATTGAGGTTTGGCGCAAGGAGAGTAAGCCACGCTATCGCTGCCACGACTATAACAATGGTGACGATTTCAAGATTGACATTGAAGATAAGGCTGATATTGTAGATGCTGAGAACAGAGACAGAATCAGGCGAGGTATGGCTGCTGGCATGATGGAAGAGGATATTCCGCTGATTGAATACGAGTGGTTTATGGATGATTACTGGCATTTCTATTATCTTTCTCCTTTCGGTGACATTCTGAGAGAAGGCGAGACTCCTTATGCCCACGGAGAGCATCCATACTGCTTCAAATTCTATCCGTTTATTGATGGCGAGATTCATAGCTTCGTGGAAGATGTGATTGACCAGCAGAGATACGTGAACCGACTTATCACGATGTATGACTTCATCATGCGTGCGAGTGCCAAGGGTGTGCTGCTCTGTCCTGAGGATTGTCTGCCGGATGATATGAGCTGGGATGATTTCTGCGATGAGTGGAGTAGATTCAATGGTGTGGTGAGATATAAGCCGAACAAGAGCGGTCAGGTTCCTCAGCAAGTAGCCAATAACTCAACGAACATCGGTATCGGTGACTTGCTCAACTATCAGTTGAAGTTCTTCGAGGATATATCGGGTGTGAATGGTGCGCTGCAGGGTAAACCAGGAGTATCGGGTACGAGTGGTTCACTCTATGCCCAGCAGACACAGAATGCCACCATGTCGCTGCTTGACATCTTGGAGAGTTTCAGCCAGTTTATCATTGATGGTGCTTACAAGACGGTGAAGAATATGCAGCAGTTCTATGATGTGGCTCGTAACTTCAACATCGTTGGCAGGGCAGGACAGATTGTTCGCTATGATCCGAAGAAGATTCGTGATGTAGAGTTTGACATCAATATCACCGAGAGCACGGCTACTCCTGTATATCGTCAGATGGCAAACGACTTCCTGATGCAGTTGTGGCAAGCTCAGGCTATCACCTTGGAGCAGTTGTTGCAGGTAGGTGATTTCCCATTCGGTGACGAACTTCTGCAGTCGGTATCATCCCAGCAGGAGGCAATCAAGAATGGCGAGACTCCACAAGGATTCTCTCCTCAACTGCAAGCGCAAGTGGATCAGGCATCCCAGAGCAATCCGAAGGCTCAGGCGATGCTGCAGCAGATGATGAGTGGTCAGGGTGTGCAGCCTAGCGAGCAGTATGCACCGCTCTCTGTTTAGTTTATAGTTTATAATTTTAATAGTTATGATAGCAGACAAGACGAACGACAAGAAATGGTATGGCAATGGCAAGGACAATGCCGACCAAGGAAGCAATGCCAACAAGGGTATTGCTACGGAGACCAAAGGTAGGGAAGACAATCCCGACCTTTACGAGAATGACGTACTCGGCAAGGTGGCGAAGCGCAAGAAGAATGACATCTGGTCAAGGGGTGGCGAGAAGAGAACTAAATTCAAGGACGAATAAAAAATGAGGTGTTTTATCGTAACTGTATTCTTCTGATATTCAGATGGCTACAGAAATCTTTGTGAGTTTATGGTGCTCAGCGCAAGATATATGTATCTTTGCAGCATCATAAACTCTTAATTTTTATATATTATGGATTTTGTAGATTTCGTTGATAAGTATCAGCAGGATATGACTCCTGAACAGATGTTGAGTATAGCCAAGGCTATGGGTAAGTATCTCTCATATAAGTTGAGCGATGTAGAGGTACATCATCTTTGTGCGATGGTGTATGGTGTATTAAGCGAAGGGCATTTTGACAAGCACTTTGCTGATGATGCCATCAAGAAAATGTGGTACGAGGATGAGGATGGAACCAAGCACATGGCTCCTTTCTTTACGGACGAGGAGATAAAGGAAGCCTTTGACCAGCATAAGGATGATATTTCCGACTACAACATCTTTGACTTGGCGGTTACGATGAATCTGCTCAGAAGCGACCATCATAAGCTGCTGAAACAATATAGCAAGGATGAGGAGGAATTGAAGGAAATGGTGGTGATGATGGCTATTGAATACCTTCAAGACCCTGACTGCTTGCATCCTACAAGCAAGATATGGCACAACATTAACGGATAAGATAATAGTTACGGGAACATATCTTATCTTTGCATATTATTAATAATATATAAAGATAAGATATGACTCCAAACGTGCGTGAAGGTTTGCAATATGGTGCAGCTATTGGAATGTTAGCGAGTGGTGTTGTCCTCACCTTCCTATCATTCTTTCTCAATAATTATGTAGTTTCGGATGGTGTACTCTGGTACGTCAGCCAGACGTTGGTTTACTCTGGAGCGATATTCGGGGTAAACGTTTATTTTAAGACTAAGTTGGGCAACTTTGAGAGTATGGTGAAGAACGAACTCGCAAATATGCAGAAACAACAAGTGAAGGAGGGCAAGTAACTATGAAGGTAACAAGAAAACAGATTTTAGAGATTATGCCAAATGCCAAGGATAAGGTGGATGCTTTCTTGCCTTACATCAACGGCTATGCCGAGGTTTTCCATATTGATACACCGAAGCGAATGGCACATTTCTTGGCTCAGATAGCCCACGAAACCAGCGAGCTGAGATATACCAAGGAGGTGGGCAACAAGGCTTACTTCCACAAGTATGATGAGGGCAAGTTGAAGAATATGCTAGGCAACCTGAAAGATGGCGATGGCTACAAGTATAGGGGCAGGGGCTTGATTCAGATTACGGGCAGAGCCAACTATCAGGCTTACCAGAAGAGCAAGTACTGCAGAGGTGACATCATGGAGCATCCCGAACTGCTGGAGCAGCCATTGGGTGCAACCAAGAGTGCGATGTGGTGGTGGTGGAAGCACGGCTTGAATGAGCTGGCTGATAGTGATAGCTTCCTAGCAATCACCAAGACCATCAATGGCGGCACCTACGGCTTGGAGCACAGACGAACATTCTTGAAGAGAGCTAAGGCTGCATTAAAAGTATAGGCTTATGAAGAAGTGGTATGATTCAGATGTATGGCAGTTGCTGATCTACATTTTGGCTATGCTGCTGGTAGCATTTCTTATGTCGGGATGTAAGACTTCCTACGTCCCGATGGAGAAATTCGTATATCGTGACGTAGTAAAATGCGATACCCTGCACACTTCTGACAGCATTTTCGTGCACGATTCGGTATCAAGTTCACAGAAGGGAGATACCCTGTTCGTTGACCGATGGCACAAGAAGGTGGTTATGAAGACCCAGTATAAGGTAAGGGTGGATTCCTTCATCCGAAGAGACTCCATCCCAGTACCCTATCCAGTAGAGAAGAAGCTATCCAAGTGGGAGCAGTTTCAGTTGAAGTATGCGATGTGGTCGATGGGAGCGATGTGCGCCCTGCTCATCATTTTAGGTTTAATCATCTATAGGAAACACAAGAATGGCAAATTTATCAATTTCAATCACAAAAAGTAGCATCTATGAGGAGGTGGCGAAGACTACCGCTTACATCGGTGGCAAGAACTTGGATGCAAACGGCAAGAGTCTGTATGATCAAGTGTTTGTGACGGATGCAGATAGGGAAATGCTGGAAGGCTTTTGGAATGATGCCATCAATGACGTTTCCGTAGCCTTGGAGAGCGTTCTTGCTACAGAGAAGAGTGATTCGGGAGAAGAGGAAATCTTCGGACTGAGAGTAAGCTCTCTTTTTAAGGAGTCATTGGTGAAGACTTTGGAAACTACAGCTTTCAGCTATGTAGTAAATAAGATTGTAGCAGATTGGTGCTTAGTAGTTTCTAGGGATAAGGCAGAAGATTATCTCAGCAAGGCAAACGCTTTGCTGGTGAAGATGGATGCCATTCTCTATATGCGTAAAAGACCAACAAGATAGGATGGTAGGATATGAAACATTGCAATAAGGGATATAAAGTGATGATAGAGTTGGAAAAGAAGGAGTTGATATACGACATCAAGAATACGGCTTTTTCTTTTTCTGACTCTTATGCCAGTCAGAAAGATATGGATGCCAAGCAGTTGAAAAATGTGTTTGACGTATCTGAGGAAGGCAACCGTGATAAACTGGCTAGAATATTGGATTCAGCCGTAGAGGATTGCAGGGAAATGCTTTTCCGCTTTACCAAGGTAGAAATGTATTGTGGCGGCTTTGACTCGAACGAGTGGGCAGAGTGCATCGGTTCTCCTACCAATGAGGAGGAAGCCTACTATCTGGCTCTGAGAATGCCAAAGGGATTCTCTTCTACGAGTGTACATACCATGACCGTGTATATTCACGACTATATCGTGAATCAGGCATTATACGAATGGTTGATGGTGGTCTATCCCGAAGGTGCAGACAGATTCTGGGCACTGGCGGAAGAGAAGAAGGAAAAAATAAAGAATGCAAGTAATCGCTCTGCTGTAAGGGCGAGAATCAGGCTTCATCCTTTCTAGACTTATGGTTAACGAAAAAGCAAGGGCAGCTATCTTCACAGACGGCTGCCCTTTTTGTTTTAATATAAATTTATGTTTATGAAGAAAAACTTATCTAAGCTTGTTTTGCAGTCGGGCAACAAACTCTGTTCCTACGCTATGAATGGATTCATCGTAGCTGAGACTGCCCATTACCGCAAAGCGGAAATACTTGTAAGGTGATCCTGCCATACCAGCAAGAAGCTGGTTGACGGAAGAATGAATGTAGAACCAGTTGAAAAGGTCGTTGCTTCCATAGAGCACCACACCCACCTTACCTTTTGCTGCGTTGCGGAAATAACCACGGATGATGCTCTTGAACATCGTCTTGTGGATATTCTCCTGACCGAGAGTCAACGGACGTGTGCAGAAGAAATAGGAAACGTTTTCCGATGGCTCCTTGACATATACGTCAACAATCTTTCCGCTCTGATTGATGGCATAAGATTCAGGGTAAGAGTTGACGGTGGAACGGAACACGTTGTGCATCGTTCCCCACATTCTGCTCTTCAAGGAATACACATACGCATAGGTGTAGTCGGGTCTGAACACGATGATGCGGTTATCGTAATAATCATAGATCAGACTTGCCTTCTGCAGGAATGTTCTGAATCGGATATATTGGGTATCAGATTCAGGAATGCCACCAAGGGCAAGCAGCTTCTTCTGATAGTCGTTTTTGAATATCTGGGTGAAGACAAACGGATAACCATCAAGCACATCTGTGATACACTCGGAATCCCTGCCTCGCTGCATCATGATTCCTCGTTCCGTAGGGAACAGAACGGCATCATCAATCTGCAAGATACCCTTAGGGTTGGAGCAAATATCTCTGTTGGCTGGCTGTCGGGCATCGTAGGTTCCTTCCTGATTGGTCATTAACACCCATACTCCTTCATCTGTGAAAGCATAGAGAGGAGCTTCGCCAAACTGACCCTCGCTGATTGGTCGGGTATTGGCGGTAAGCGCATTGATAATGGATGATCCAACCTGAACCGAGTTCTTGGCAGGGAACACCATCGGATTCTCGGCTTCGCTGACCTTGACTACATTAGGCTGCTGAGAGACATACTTCTGATTGTCGGTCTTGCTTAATGCAGCATTATATTCGGCTTCCGTAATCTCGGTGAAGTCTCCCGTATCAATCGGTGTAGAATCCCAAGTATATTCAGAAGGGATAATGACTCCACTTCCGCTACCAAAGTTTCCTCCACTGGTTTCGCTTGCTTTAGTGCTGCCACCTCCAAAGTCTCCACCAGAAGAACCGCTCTTGATGAGCTTATGGCGATATACTTGCATAAAGGCTGGAAGTCCGGCATCATCGTGATAACGATACATATAATCAGACAACTCTGAACTTTCTGTTTCTGTTGGTGCATCTGTTCTTCCTCCAAATCCCTCGTTGTTCAAAGTATTTGAAGTCTGTCTATCTGCTGCAACTGGTGTCGAGCGGTTCTTACTGATGTTGATATAGTAAGACATTCCGAACGTCTCGGAAGGTTTCAGCTTAACTTTCTTTGAGTAGTATTTGCTGTATTTAGGGAGATAGAAGTAAATGGTCATAGCCGTAGCAAGAGTGCTAGGATATGCCAAGATAGGGCTGAGAGGGTATTGCAGCTTTCCCTTGTAGTAAATATCTCTCTTGATACTATTATCGCTGATGCTGACCTGATATACTGCATCACAGATGTAATCGGTAGAGAGTGTTTTATTGGGGGCAAGATCAGTGTACTCATTCAGGTACATCTGATTATTCGAGACTTTCCGGCTGGAGAAAATATTCGTATCGAAAGCATTGAAGATAGTCTTCTTCACGTTTCCGATATGCAAGCGGTTGTTGTATGTAATGGAACATTGACCGCCAAATGAGCTTCTCTGAAAGTCTGCAAGAGAAATACTTTCCTCGGTCTCCAATACTCGTTTGAGAGGAATAGCTGTGCCGAATTTATCCTTGCTGATGCTTGTGCTCAGATAGAAAGATTTCTTCTCGAAAGACTGATATACATCTTCCTCTGACAGATATTGAAAAGCATCGCAATTAACTCCTGATGCCATTTTGTCGTTCCAAAGGTAGCACTTATATCGTGATATACCTTTGGTTTGTTTCTCCGTATCAATAAATGATTCCGGCTGGGAAAGATAAACATCTACACCGCTGATGAGGTCTTCAAGACCTTCGGGTATATCCATATTGATAACGATGGAGTGAGTATGAAGGCTTGTGCTAGTACCAACAGCCTTTTTCTCCTGATACCAGATAAACTTGTTGAATGTTGTTTCAGGTGCAAGAATGAATGGATTTGATATATTGATGTATGATACACCATCATATAGACGGATGGCGATTACACCAAAAACGGTATATTTGAAATACTCCGTGCCATTCTCCTCCAACTGCTTATTGATCAGCGCATCCAAAGCATTGAAAATGATGGATGCACCTTTAAGAGAAGTATCTGTTCTATTGGAATAATACTTGTTTGACACAAAAGCGGAATCCCAATCATCACCAAGATTAACGGAAGCATTGCATACCACCGACTTTGTATTTGAGATAATTGCACTATAGTTAATGGCAGATAAGTCGAAACTAGTGTAATCGCTTCCGTTCCAATAGGCATACTTGGTGTTTTCCTCTCCCACAAAGCACAAGATATTTCCGATAGCACTTACGGCATTGACTTGGAAATTGCCAAGACTGATGGTGTTCTCACTTCCGTTTCCACCTTTCTCTGTCCAATACCAAGTATTGCCATTACGGATGATGTAGTGGGAGTGAATGGTATTATTGTGAGCAACCTTGTGAATCAGTTCGATGCTGGTTCCATCAGGTATGGTGATGGCAGAATCAACCACCACTGGCTGGTGGATAGGGTGGAGTGCTCCATCCTCGTTGATGAGGTTCAGGCAAGTTCCCAGCTCACCCTCCTGACTTTCGTGGTCGGAAGGCGAGTGGGAAAGACCTTGAAATAATACTTCTTTAATCATATTTGTATTGTTATGTGTTTGGACGGATGATCTCGTAGTATGGCTCGCCATTTTTGTTCTTACGAGGAATGCAGGTCAGGCGCACCATCTTGTTGAGTGGGAGATTGTAATCATCAAGGATGGCTGTAACCGATGGACGTTCGCTTCGGAAACCAATCTTCTTGTGCTCCTGATTGTACTGGAGCGGACAGAAGATAGTCTGAGCCTTGCGGAGTTCTTCGTAGTCCTCTCTCAGGCAGAATCCGTATGTTCCTCTGCTGGAGATACGGAAGACGAAGATGGAGCTATCTGTGCGCTCTATCTGCATAATATGGTTGTAGATGCCCTGCGAGAGAGTAACAGAATTGGCTCTACCATCAAGTACCACGAAGTTTTTTCTGTGCAGGAAACCTTGAATGTTCCGGCACTTGTCTTTAATATAACTGAATATCATTTTGCAAATATACGAAGTTTTGGTTAGAAAAGATTATTATCCGTTTACTTTTGCCTTCTTCTTGTTGTACTGGCGAAGGCGAAGCTTGGCATTCTCTGCTCTGAGACAACCGCAAGACTGGGTCACTCCTCGGAGCAAATTGCAGGATAGGACAGAAACACCTCTGCCACAATCACACTTGCATATCCAATAAACACCATTCTTACTGGATTTGCCGGAGCGGCAGCAGACATAAAGTCTGCCAAACCGCTTTCCTTTCAGGTCAATCAACTTTCCCATACCTTATTTCTTGCTAAGTTCCTTTGCCTCTTCAAGAGATAATGGCTTACCGCCAAGAGGTATGCGGAAGTCGAACTTGGAACGGAAGGAGTAGTAGCAGACAAAATCGAAGCTCTCCTTCATTCTCTCGTCAGTGGTGATGTATTTCTGATAAGCGATAACATCATCTTCTGAGCGATAGATGGTAGAGTTTACGAAGTAGTTGCTGGTTCCCTTGTTGGCAATGACTGCGATATAGAACTTCTTGCCAAGGATGCGCTCTGTGATGCGCTGAATAATTGAAATCTTCTTTGTTGTCATGTGTAATATGTTATAATGAATGAGTAATATAGTTTCATTGGATGCCGCAAGATACTATGCAATCTTCCTTGTTGATACCTCGGAAGTATTTGCATCGCTGGCAAGCGAGACTGCCCACCATTAGGATTTCCAAGGTGTACTTGCCTTGGATTCCGAAGGGGCAGGGAGTTGTGTATTCGGTATGACCTCCCACAAACTCGTTGACGTTATAATTGGGGTATTTCATATTCGTTTTTTTTAATGTTCACCGATTAAAAACAAATGTTTGTAGTTTTCTCTATAAACAGGAAAGACATGTGTATCTACCTTTCCACATGATTTTGATTCAGGACAGAATCCTCTGTAAATACATTGTGGAACACAAGCAGCAGTAAGATGAGGTTCGATTTTTCTCAACTCTTCAACCACTTGCATCCATATCTTTCTTGTCTCATAGGATGCCTTGTAGCAGAGTCTCAGCTTGGAGATATTGATGATCTCCTGAGCGTTGATGGATAGCTGCAAGTTGACCAATTCGTCCTGACGCATATCGTGGCGAGATACCTTGGAGCCAGTAATATCCGGTCGGGAGGTTGAACCGAATGGCTGAGCGTGAACGTGGCGAACAAAATGGTTGCTCACCCAGTATGGTATGCCATACATCTTAATATCGAACTCCAGCAATCTCAGTGGTGAGTGCTCGCTGAGAATCATCTGTTTCTTGAACTCATCGCTAGGCTCCTTACCCAGCGGTTCTTTTCGCTGTGTGAAGCGAGCAGCATCCACCACTCGCTCCCAATCTGTAACTTTTGTTATTTCTATTTTCATAACTATTTTTATTTTAGTTTCTGACCTTTCTTCTACCTGATCCGGCATCCTTCTCTTTATCCCATTCAGCGATAGCTTCCGCCAAATACTTATCCATAGCCTTAGTTAATCTTTCCATGCCTATTCCTCTTTACTCGCCTGATCACCAAGAATATCCTTGATTTTCTTTTCGATGAACTCATCAGAAGTGAGTTTCTTAATAAGTTCATCTATATCAGGTAACTCTGCATCAACTCCAACTTCCTGATTTTTGGAGGAAACATATTCCTTTAGTGCTTTTAACCAAGAACTGTTAGCCATGTCTGCCAACGAATCTTTTTTGCTATCGTAGGCTTTCTTTAACTCTCCGTTATCACGGAAATATCTGAGAACTTCCGTCAATGCAACAATGAAGTTCTTGTCTATCATCGGGTTGCTCTTCGCCTCTTCCAGTTTAAGCATCAGGAAGAGTAATGATGAATGTAAATCTGTTTTGTTCATAATTATTCCTTTCTTTTTTACCATCTCCCTTTTACAGGAGAGGGTGGTTAGTTACTCCTCAACTTCAACAAACTTTCCGTTTTTAAGTTGATACCAAGTATCAGCCTTGATATTCTCTCCATCAACGTACTCAGTCTTAACATATACTGGAACATTACGTTTCTTTTCATCGCTCCATTTCCATTCTGCCAGCGTTATCCATGAGCCTACCTTTGCTTTTGCTCTAGAACTATTGCCAGCACACATAATAACGGAGTCTTCTCCAGTGCTACCAATCTGAGCATAGTCACCGCTTGAACCAATCTGAGCAGAGTCACCGCTTGAACCAATCTGAGCATAGTCACCGCTTGAACCAATCTTAGCAGAGTCACCGCTTGAACCAATCTGAGCAGAGTCACAGCTTGAACCAATCTGAGCAGAGTCACCGCTTGAACCAATCTGAGCATAGTCACCGGTTG